GGGCTCAGCTTGTAGTCGTTCATTTGGTCTCCTTAAACAGCGAAACCCCCACCGGGCGGCAGGGGTCATGGGTTGGAGGTTTGGGTTAGTCGTTGAAGTCCAGGCCGAGGGCGCCCCCGATTTGGGCTTGGCGCATCGACAACTTCTGCCGCTCAATGCGGTCCTCGGCACGGGCCAGCTTCATTTCTGCGCGCTCGGCCACGGCGGTCTCTTCGATCCTGGCGACGCGGCCATCGATCTCAGTGATCCGCGCCTCCGTCGGCCCGACGATCAGCTTCCGGACCGCGACGAGTATCGGGATGACGGTCCCGACAACAGCAGTCGTGAACGCGGCGACAGCGAGCAGGAGGATTTGCAGATCCTGGGCGAAGTCGACGGCGCCGTCAGGGATCAGCGACTCGGCGACGAGGAAAGCGAGGAGCATCAGCTAGCCCTTACCTGGTTTCACCGGCTTCACTTCACGCGAGGCGGTGAGCGCAGCCGACGCCTTCGACAAAGACTCGAAACCCTCGGTGTCCACGTCCTTCACGGAGTCCAACGTGACCTTCATCGCCTCACCGATGTGACGCAGGGCGGTGTCCATGTCGGAGGTATCAGCATCAGGGTCAGCGGCGAGCACAGCGGCCTTGTTCAACTGATGCCCGTACGCATCGGCAGCCCACGCGCGCACACGCTGCTCCGCGATCTGCGCCTTCTCGATGTCGGTGAGGGCTGAGGTGGGATCAAAGTCGGTCATGGGTTCTCCTTAGACGAATTGGATTTGCTTGGTTACGCCGTTGACCCGGATGTACGCACCCGCGGTGGTCGTCCAGATGTCGCCGTCAGTGGGTGCGGACGGGGCCGTGCCGTGCGGGATGCGAAGGCCCGCACGCGCTGATGTGGAACCCGGCGTGTAGAACTCGGCGGTTGGGCCAATCCCACCGAGCGTCGCGCCCGTGTTGTCTTGGAAGTTGACCAAGTAGGCACCTTGGCTTGCTTGCCCGCGAATCCATAGGGCGTTGCCGCCTGCACCGCTCGGACGTAGATAACTCAATCCGCCGCTGACGGTGAGCCCGGACGACCCCGACGCGGTGATACCAGTGAATGTTCCTGCTCCTGCTGCACTAATAGAAGCAAGCACAGACCCAGACGAGTTTTGAACCTCGACACCGGCAGCGGTTTGCGCGGGTGCCATGCGGGCGACCAGCGCGGTAGTGGTCGCAGCCTGCGCGACGAACCTATTGGATGTCGCGTCGAGCACGCCGACCACATAGTTGCCGTGCTGCAAGGAGAGCGCGCCTCCATATGAGGCGAGGGTGATTCCACTTGACGCGCCACCGTTACCAGCCGAGTTAGAGCCAACCCAACCGCCTAGGCCACCGCCACGAAAAAACCCAATAATGGCACCCTTGCCAGTAGCGGTTCCACCGTCCAGATAGAGCCGCGCATTGTCAGCGGTCGTTGGGGCAGTGAGGGAGGAGGTCGCCGCCGCGTTCACTGTTACCGCACCAGTAAATGTCGCCCCTGTGAGTGCCGCGTACGCGTTCGCCGTCTGCGTTGCCATCGACCCCAAACCGAGGTTGGTGCGCGCTACTGCCGGGTCTGCGATCCCGGAGAGGTTCCCTGCTTTGCTGAGGTAGTCCGACGCAGACGCGGTTGCCATCGTGCCGAGGCCGAGGTTTTGGCGGGCCGTTTCCGCGGTGACGTGGCCGACGCGGCCTTGGTCATCGACAGTCAAAAACTCGTCGTCGTCGGCGGCTGATTCTTGCGGCAGGTACAGGGAGTTCCCGTCGGCAGCGACGATCATGTCGTCCCCGGATTTCAGGCCGAACCCGGCGAAACCGGATAAGACAGGTCCGTCGATCCCGTCCGTGAGATAGCCCCAGCCGAGGGCGTGCATGTCGTCGCCGTAGCCATTCAAGAACAGGCGGTTGAAGTCCAAGAACATTGGGACGTTCGGGGTGAAGCCCTCGATCTCGTCGTCGTCGTCGTATTGGGGGTCGAAGAGGTCGTAGCCGGGGCCTGGTGTGCCAGGAGGACCTGGGTCACCGACGATGCCGACTTCGACGACCTCAATGGTTCCGTCTTCGCTGACGACGGTGACTTCCTCAACCACGGTCACGATCTCAGGCATCGCGGGTCACCGCCCTTTTCACTGTCAGGTGTCCGTCGGGAATCATGGGCTTCGATTTGCCGCCGACGGTCGTCACGTACAGATCCCAGACATAGGAACCCGCGTCGAGTGCGGCGGTCTGCTCGACAGTCATCGACCAGGTGACGCGTGCCCCCGCCTCGCTGATCACGAGGCCATTGCTCGGCGACGTGAACGCGAGGACCACGTCACCTTCGCTCGTGGTGCGCAGCTGCAAGCGCGCGGAGGCTGCGCGGGTGACGGGCATGTTGAAGGCGCGGGAGAAGTCCGCGCCCTGCTTCACCGTCGTCGCGTAGCGGCCTTGCTCGTCGTCACAGTCACAGTTCATCGCCAGTTCTCCCTGTTCGCTGGGTCGCCGGTGCCCTTGTATTGCAGCTTTGAGATCACCGACTGCGGATACACCTTGATGAGCTTCGTGATCGGTGGGCCGTCGGCGGCCGCCACGGCGAGGAACGTCAGCACGTCGCTGTGATGTTCGGGGCGTTCCACGAAGAACAGGTCACCGTCAGGGCCTTCGATCACGGCTTCGGTGCCTGTCAACTGTTCGACGGTGATGACCCCAGCGGATCCGTCGACGTCGACTTCGATCAAATGCTTGATCGCGACGGACAGGGACGGGTCGCCTTTGTATGGGCCGATCAGTCCGAACTGCTCAGTGTCAGTGACCAGGGCCAGTGCAGCGAAGTGTGCTGCCCATTCACCTGACACTGTGAGCTTCCCCCAGCGCCAGGATGCGAAGGGCAGCGTCCCGAGGTTCGCCGTCGACGTTGTGAACCCGTCGACGAGCGTCATCGTGTCAGCGGCGTACATGTTCACTGTCACGTAGCCAGTGGACGTGGTGTCCGGATGTAGCTCAATCTCGGCACGGTATTCCGTGGTTGCTGCGAACGTCGCCGTCGACAACCACAACTGTGTACCACCGGAGCCGGTGACGCGGATCTTCCCGTTCGTTTGCAGCTGGGCTTCCAGCATCGCCACATCCGCGGTGTTACGACCCTGGAACCACGTGTTCGTTCCGCTCGTTGGCAGCGTCGGGAAGTAGACCATGGACCGGAATGACGACCAGGTGTGACCGGACCGGTTCCATGCTTGGATAGCGGCGGCACCGTTGCCGTAGCAGCGAAACGACGTCGGAGACGACGAGTGCGCGTACGCGTTCGAGTAGGTGCGCGTGCCGCCGGTCGAGATGTCGAGGATGTCGCCACCGGCATCATCGGTCGTCGCCGTCGTTGCAGTGGCACCGTTCGCGCCACCGTCGGCGAGGTTGCGCCGGTACTCAATGTCTGTGCTCATGTGGTCAGCTCCTCGTGATCTTCGCTGGTGTCGTGGATCCCTGCACAAGTGGTCGACCATCCGGGCCGACAAGGAGCTCGACGTTGCCGGTGATCGTCGCGATGTCGTACGTGTTCGACTTGATCAGCGCAGCGTGGTTCGACTTGAACTTCGAGTGGTGTGAGATCCGGTTGTCGGTGATGTCAACGTTGGTCATCGCCCCGAGGCTCTTCGTCTCCGCGATGTTCAACCCGACCGCACAAGCCGTGGCCTGCGGTCCGTCCCACACCGACTGCACCCAGTTGTGGTGGACCGTCAAACCAGTCACGTTGGCGACGTCCTGAGTGACGATGATTCCCGACGTCGCCTTGTAGCCCATCTGAATCAGGCAGTAGGAGAAGTCGAAACCGGCGCCGCCGCCTTGGCATTGAATGCCGTCGTTGTGCGAACCATCCGTTTGCCACGGATCGAAGTCGTAGTAGGGCAGGTCGTAGATCCAGGACTGCCAGATTTTGACGTTCTGGTTCGTCGCCATCGCGCCGTCGACGGTGCCGTGGAACTTGCAGCGGTAGGCCTCGTAGTCGTGACCCTGGATCCCGACGGCAGAGCGCACCGACTGCACCGATGGGAAGAACTCGCAGTCGTAGAACTGCGCCGATGTCCCCGCGTTCCATGCCTTCACCAACGGCTTCATGTCCGTCTGGGTGGGTGGGGTCTCCGTGATCGGTGGCCCGAACTCGAAGATGCACGACTGGAAGATGACGTTCAGGTGCTTGAGGTTCACCTGCCCTGTGAATCGGACACCGGTGACGACCTGACCGTCATAGCCAGTCGTCCACGCGCCTTGCAGTTCCAACGTCGTGTTCGGTGGGACGCCAGTCGTGGCCGGGCCAGGAACATACGTGCCAGGAACGAGAAGGTCGCGGGGCGAGAGGACACGTCCCGGGGCGACCCACATTCCGGCTGGCGAATACTGCCAATGCTGGACCGGCATTATTCGATGATCTCTGGGTCTTCGGCTTCGGCGTCGCGCTCCCAGACGTCCACCCACAGCGAACCTTCGTGACCTTCGTACTCTCCACTAGTCGCTTCCCCCGGTGGCGGTGCCAGCGGATCTCCGACGGACAGGAACACGAACGGTTCGTCAATGTCGGGGCGGGCCTCCCACGCGCCTACGCCGTCTTCACCATCACGAAGCCAGCGCACGACCCGCGCCGATTGGGTGACCGCGGGCTTCCAAGCGGTCCCGTCGAACGTGAGGACCGTTCCGGCTGCGACGCCGGTCAGGTCGACGCCGTCGAGGTCCCCGATCGAGGTCTCGGTGACCACATCGAAGCCAGACTGTGCGAGCAGCGGGAACACGGCCAGCGGTGAACCGATCCCGGTTTCGACCCACAGCACACCGCGGTAGCCGTCGGGGCCGAAGAACGACAGGAAGCCCTGCTCGTCCGACGTCGGGTTCGGTGTGGAATCACCGAGGGAGTTCTGAAGATCGGTGACCTGCACGGTCCCCGCGAGTTGCGGATCAGACTCCGACGGGTATCGGACCGTGACGGGTGCACCGGCGATCGGAGCTCCGGTCACGGAGATGATCGCGTCGGCCGGTGTTGCGCAGTATCGGTATCGCATGGGGGCTCCTTGGGGCTGCGAGAAGGTGGTCAGGTTTTGATGAGCCAGAAGCCAGCCATCGACGGCTGAACGTTGTTGTGCGATTGGCCTCCACCAGTCGCACCGACCGTGACTGTGTGGCTGTGATGGGAATCGTTGATTGCGCGCAGTGAGTGCCCTGACGTTTGGCCCGTCCGGATACTGCCCGAAGCCTGGGATCCGTTCACGTCTCTGAACTGCCCGGGCACGGTGCTCGACCCGCTGGACGCGGGGTGGGCGTGTGACGGCATTTCGGCGGCCGTGAGTGTGTGCTTCACTGCGCCGAACTTCTTCCCGAGCGTGTTGAACTCCGCGACCGCCGGGTCCACGCCCACGGGTACGAAGCCGGGTGGCGGAATGTTGAACGTGGAGACCCCGTCGCCAGCGCCCCACGCGGTGCCGTACTTCTTGAAGAGGTTGTAGAACGTGTTGCGAGATACCGGAGCGTGTGAGACCGGGAGGAAGCCCGCAGGTTGGGCATCGAGCAGGCCTGGCCACCACAAGGTGCCGCCCGTCGGGATCCCAGTTGGCTGAAACTCGCGGCGCTCAAACACCTTGTCAGCTGCGATGCTCGACGCCCCTGACTCCACCCGCACCGCACCCAACGGAACCTCGAAGATCCCGGTGTAGGTGCGCGTCAATGCTGGTTCGACAGGTGAGGAAGCCGGGGTTCCGGTAAGGACCTCGAGGGTGATGAAGTCCGGTTCGTTCGTCGGGTCCAAACGCAGAACCACCAGGTCGATGCGCGGGGAACCGGACGCGTTCGCGTCGACCTCCACAGTCTCGACAGCGTCGGACTCCCACAGGTGTCCACGCAGCTGCGCGACACCTGCCCGCACCTTCACCTGCAGCCCCGAGTTGTCGGCGAAGACCTCGGCGACGCTGCCACCGGCGTGACCGATGACGCCGTCACCACCCCAGTTGCGGGCCATCAGCGACCACTGGCCGATGTTGACACCGGGATCATCTTCGGGATCTGCGTAGGCGAAGGGGAAGCGTCGTTGAGTCATGGCTATTTGCTCCGTTCCAGTTTGTCCGTGCGAGCCCGTAGTTGCCGGAAGTGCTTGTAGAGGGCCGGGGCGTCGGGGTCGGTGCCGCCGACGATCGGCTTCACCCTCACGCCGGATGCGTCGCCTTCGATGCTGATCTGCGCGATCGTGTCGGTGACCGTGACGTCACCGAGGTCGACTTCTGCGACGTCGCCAAGGTTGTAGTCCAAGCCAAACGCGAGGCCCGGGACGTCGACCGGTGTCGACGACAGGCCGCCGGTCCCGGCTGCTTCAGCGAGGACAGCGTCACCGCGCTGCTCATGTGTGGTGTTCTCGTCGGTGTCGCGGGCGTCTTGGAACACTTCGATGCGTTCGCCCCATGCTTCTTCGGCGTCAGTGTCGGCGCGTTCCACGAATTGGCGCTCCGTCAAATCGCCTTGCCCCGCGACCAGGACCCGAGTCGCGCCAGGTGCTGTGAGCTTCCAGTCGTGCGCGGCCAAGTTGCCCATGCCGACGGAGAACCGTGCGCGGCCTTCGACGGGTTCAGTGAAGCGCAGGCGCAGCTGCTCGCCGTCCTGCTCAATCCAAAACCGGATCCCGCCGATGCGTGCAAGCTCGGCGCATTCCTCGAGCAAATTCGAGAACCGTGCCTCGCACCTGACGGTCGCCCCGCGCGCTTCGTCTGCCTCGAGGGTCAGGCCTGCGATTCGCCTGGCCGTCAACGCGCCCGGACCGGCGTTCACGTTGATGAGGTTCCGAATCACAGTCTCGGCTGGGCCGGTCGCGACGTAGTGGGATTCTTCGGTTTGTGCTGTTGAGATCGCGGTCGGATCCGGGTAGCACAGGCGGAACCCCAGTCGTGCGGTGTCGTCGATACCGGTCGCGACCAGCGTTGCTTGCCCGTCGTCGTCGCGTGACCGCTCCGGGCTGCGCATCGGCCCGGAGAACACAACCCCGGCCGGTCCCCACACGACAACGCCGGAGCCCTCCGCGAGTAGTTGTGCTTGCTCGGCTGTGCTGGGCATCGTGATCGACCAGTTGCCGCCCGCGTTCACGCGGAGCTCGGCGCGCAGCTGCTCCCACACGTCGACCGCGCCCACCGTTTCGAGGGCAGCGTTACGGACGTACACCTGCCAAGGCGTCATGCCCACACCGACAAGAACCGCGGCGTGTAGCTGAGCTCGATGACTGATTCGGCGCCGATCTCACTGATCGCGAGCTCAATCGCTGAACGTCCCGGCTGCAGCGGCCACAGAATCGAACCCGTCGTCGTAAGGTTCCACGCGCGCTCACCGTTGAGCGTGATGGTTTGGACGCCGCGGCGGGCGTCGAGGATCAGTTCGTCGGTGGCGTCGAGCTCACCGAAACCCCAACTCGCACCCGTCGTCAAATCCGTCGCCGTGAACTCGTCACCGGGACCGTGGACCCGCCAGCGTGGGAACGCTTCAGCGTCCCCGGCCACGTCGATCTCGATCTCGCCAAGCTTGAATGCCGTCGACAGGCTCGGCGGAAGGAAGCCTTCACCGAGGAACGGGTCCACTGTGACCAGGCCGCGGGCGAACACGATCGTGCGCTGCTCGCCCTGCCAGTACGGGTCATCACACGAGATCGTGATTCCCGCCGAATGGCGCCACTGCCCGCCACCGACCGGCAAGTCCTGGTCGAAGCCACCGGCATACATCCCAGCGATCGTGTACTTGCGCCCATCCCGGTGCGCGACGGTCACTGTGACCGGGCCGCGGCGAACGTCAAGAATCCGGATGATCCGGGCGACGAGGGCCTGCAGCTGAGGCTGTGTGCCGACCATCTCAATCGGGAGGAACACTTCACGGAACCCGTACCGGGCCGACTCGTGGCGCCCGCCGTCCCAGCCGATTGGTTCCGTCGACCTGGTGATCGGATCCGGCATATCCAAACCCCGCACCCCGGGCAGGACAAGGACGCCGTTGACAAGCTCAAGGTCGAGGGTGTCATCGTTCGCCCCGGTAATGGAGTACCGGAGCATGTGTGACACCGGTTGCGGTAGTGGTCGAATCGGTGCTGGCGACGGCGGTGGGACCGGGATCGGTGCGACGAGAGGCATCAGGCACCCACCCCGTAAAGGTTCTCCATGTCACGCCACGCCTTCATCATTTGCTTCTCAGTCGGGATGTACGGAACCGCGTGCTGATGAATCTCAATCGGTCGACCAGTCGCTGAATGCGGTGACCCCGCGGTTGCGACTGACGGCACGTTGAGTGGCTGCACAAGGTCGCTGATGTTGAGGGCGTCGGCGATGTGACTCCGGAACGCGGGCAGTGTCGCGTCGACACCCGCCGATGCACCTGGAAGCAGGAACTTGCCGATCTTGTCGCGCATCACCCGCGACGGAGACTTGATGCCAAGTTCCTTGCGGACCGCCTTCGTCAAGCCCTTCGCGAGCTTCGCGGCCGCGTCCTTGATGCCCTTGTCGTTGAGCAGCCCGTCGATGAGGCCCTGCTGCGCTTGGATCCCGGCGTCGTACATCTTCGCCGCGATCGCCTCACCGACCGCGCTCGCAGCACTGGACACCCCGGCGTAGGAGTTGGTGAGGTCAGCGACCTGCTGACTCGTCCCCGACAGCAACGCATTCGCAACCGCGGTGCCCTTCTCAGATCCGAGCCCCGCGACTTCTTGCACCAGGCCGAGCGGGATGCCCTTGCGGATCAGCTCGGAGATTTTGCCGGCAAACGCGCGGATCCGGTTCGCCGTATTCGCGACGAAGCTGGACACGCCCTCAAAGGTCAGGGTCTTGCCGTCCTGGACGAGCGACCCGAGGTCAAGCTCACCAGTCAACGAGTCAGCGATCTGGGACTTCAGTGACGCGCGGCCCTCGACGAGTTCCTTCAGCTTCTCCTGATGCGCCTCGACCTTCCGCGCGATCGCCGCGAGGCCTTTGCCGGTTTGCTCGACGAGCGTCGTCATCTGCTTCGCCTGAGCTTTGCTGATCTGCTTCAAGCTCAGGGCTTTGCCGATCGCCTTCGTCATGCGCTCGAGGTAACCCTTCAAGCCGGATTCACCGGAACGGATCCCGTCGACCAGGCCTTGGATGATGAGTTGGCCAGCGCCGCGGAGAAGGACCCGGTCCTTCTTCGGCGGGCCCTTCCAATCCGTCAGCTTCGACGTGAGCTCACCGAGGGTGTTCTTCACCGTGTCGAACATGTTCCGGATGCCGTCGACCAAGCCTTGAATGATCTGCTTGCCAGCGTTGATCAACCAACCAACGGCGCCAGTGAAGAACCCAACCACTCGATCCTTGATGCCAGTGATCACCCCGACGACGGCGCTGACCTTCTGGCGCACTCCGGCGACCAGGTTCTGGAAGAAGCCGATCACTGCCGAGATCACTGTTCGGACGACGTTGAATGCGGTGCGCCAGATTGCGATCTGGGTGCGAATGACAGTGGATACGACAGTCATGACGACCTGGATCACGGTGCGGACCTGATTGAAGACGGTCGTGACAACAGTCTTGATCAGGTTGAACGCCACCGAGAAGATCGTCTTGTAGATGTTGAACATCACGGTGAAGTACGCCTTGATTCCGTTGAACACGAATTCGATCACGGTTTTGATGACGTTCAGGACTGGCTGAATCGCGGCCCATGCGGCTTGGAATGCCTGCACAGCAATGGCCCATCCGGCTTGGATGTATGGCATCGCGGTCTCTGTGAACCAGGAGACGACGGCGCCGACGACGGTCTTGATGAAACCGAAGACGGTGTCGACGACGTTGCGGAACGTCTCAAAGTTCTGGTACGCGTACACAAGGCCAGCGACGAGCGCAGCGATACCAAGCACGATCCACGTGAGTGGCGACGCTGCCATCACAGCGTTGAGCAGCGCTTGCGCGATCGCCCACACCTTGAGCGCCGCGGCAACAGCCAGGATGACGCCTGCAAACGCTCCGATCGGCCCCGCGTTGTCGACGACCCACCCAAGTCCCGACTTAAGTGCTTCCCCGACGTTCCTGGCAATGTCCTCTAGGGGCGCCAAGGCATCGGTCAGACTTCGCGCGCCAGGAGCGACGCCTTCGAAGATGGGGCCGAGGAGGTTCGCTCCGATGCGACCGAGGGAGGCAAGGAGGTTGTCGATTGCACCTCGAGCAGTCTTGCCGGATTCGAGGGCCGCACCACCGATGTTGTCCTTGATGGCCTTCTGGAAGTCTTTCGCACTGACCTTGCCTTGGCTGACCATCTTCGACATTTCGTCGCCGGTCACGCCGTATTGATCAGCGAGCCATTGCATGATCGGGACGCCGCGCTCGGAAAGCTGGTTTATCTCTTCCATGCCGACCTTGTTCTTGGCCGTCACCTTGCCGAAGATCGCGCCCATTTCGTTGAAGTCAGTACCCGCGATGGTCGCGGCGTCACCGACGAGCTTCAGATAGTTCTCAAGATCCTTGCCGGGCTTGATGCCGGATGCGATAGCACCAGCTGCAGCCGTCGCAGCGTCGCCAAGCCCGAATGCGGTGCCCTTCACCGATGCGAGCGCGTTGTCCATCACGGCCGCGATCTCTTCAGTGCTGAACCCGAGACCTTTCAACTTGCCCTGGGCATCGTCGATCGCCATGAGGCGTGAGATTCCGCCCTTGATGGTGAAGGCCCCGGCAATCGCAGCCCCGGCGATAGTTGCGCGGCCAACCCATTTGCCCACACCACTGATGAACGACGAGCCGCCCTTCTTCGTGCCGCTCGCGACGCCACCATCGATGTCGCGTTCGATCTGACGGCCGAGACCCTTGGTCGACGGGAGCACCGTCACATAGGCGGTGCCGATCTCTTGAGACATGACGCACCCCTAATGATCAAGTTGGTGTGCCGCGACAATTCCTCGATGGCACAATGGGCGGATGGCGTTGGACAGCTACCGGCAAGCCCACAAGTTCGATGCGCAGTTCGCCGGTGTCGCGATTCGGAAAGATCAGCTAAGGCGCGGCCTGCAAAAGTGGCCCGTTGCCGAATGTGAAGCGATGGTCGACCAGGGCGCCGACGTCGCCGCACGGATCACTGCGACCCGAGTTGCCGTGGGCACGGTGATCCTTCCCGGCATTGGAACGATCGTCGGTGCCCTCGCGCGGAAGAACCGAAACAAGATCTACTTGGCGATCACGATCCCCGAGGACGACGTCGTTCTCATCGAGCTGAACTCGAAGAAGGAAGGCGAAGCACGCCAGTTCGCGCTAGCCGTCAATCGGGCCGCGAAACATTTCCAGGACCAGCCGATAGCGACTGACGTCGTTGAGTCTGCGCCGACCACGCCACCGGCTGGCTGGTACCCGTTCGAGCATGAGCAGCGCTACTGGGATGGCACCCAATGGACCGGGCACTCAGCCCCTAAGTAGCGCCCTTGCGTAGTCCTTCGAGGACTGCACGCCGACGTTCCTTCCCTTCAGGGTCGTACTCGACCGCATGCTGTTTCGCTGCCCACGGTCGAGCTAGATGCTGCGCTGCCGTGCCTTCCTTGCGCTGCGCGTTCGCCCAGCCCTCAAGGAGCCCGATCGCTGCTTCCTCAGCTGGGTGCGGAACCCGAAGGTCCCCGCGTAGTGCCGAGTGAGTGTGCGAGTACGGATCCCGCAGGATCTCGGACGTCCACCACCAGGCCTTGCGCCAGCCGACTTCTCGCAGCTGCGTGATCGAGCACCGGAACCGGGTCTGCCAGTCGTACTCAAGTGCTCCCGGATGGTGCTCGATCAGGTAGATCAGGACGATGCTTTTGGGTCAATGTTCGACGCCTTCAGCCACGCTTCCATCAACCCGTTGACCCAGACGATTGGCTGCTTTTGCTTCTTCAAGTGACGCCACAGCTTCGGATGGTCATCGCGCAGGTATTCGAAGAACGCGACCCCAGCGGCGAGCGTTTCGCGCTCTGACACGTCGTCGTTCGTTGCCATCATCAGTACCGGGATGAGTTCCAGCGGAGCAGTCTCGGAGCTGAGCATTGGTAGTTCGAATTGCTCGCCCGCGAGCTCGAAGCGGAACGGCTCCGGATCGGTGGTCGTTGGGGCAGCGATCGTGACGAATTCAGACATAGCGGCAACCTTTCAAATCGTGTGTTGTTGGCGGCAACCGTTGGCGGTGCCTCGAGGCGCAGGTGGTTGCCGCAACCTGCGCCTCGAGGGGTCGTGTTATGCGCCGCGTGTGTACGCGAAGCCAGCCGTCGCACCGGCAGGAGTCGTGACGATGATCGCCGCGGAACCAGCAGAACCCGCAGGCATGATCGCCTCGATCTCCGTCGCCGAGTTGACGTCGAAGTCCGCAGCCGCGACACCACCGAACGTCACCGCAGTCGCACCGGTGAAGTTCGTTCCGGTGATCGTGACGACGTCGTCTTCCTCCGCACCAGAAGGTGATGCAGCGGTGATCGTCGGCGGGCCTACCTCAATGAGCGAGGTATCCCAGTCGCGCTTGTGGTAGCCGAACCCGTCGTCCTTGAACGTACGGAACGTCATCCCGTACGCCTTTAGCGTCTCGGGGTTGAACGTGATGTCCTCACGTTCGGCGACCTTCACGTGCGGCTGGTGCGACAGGATCAACTGATCCTCCTGGTGGCTGATGCCCCGCAAGATCAGCGCGTACCGGCGCGTCGAACCGACCGTTGCGATCGTGTACGACCCGTCAGGTTGGACCGTGGTATCCCAGTAGGCCTCGACAACTTCCTTGCGGGTTTCGAGTGCGGAGAACGCAAGCGTCACGTGACCTGGGTTCTCACGGTCGACGACGTCCTCGCCGTTCTGCGCTTTGTGGGTCGTGGTGTCACCGGGCTCAATGTGCTCAGTGAAACCATCAGATGAGTAGTAGCCGATGTGTGTGAACCCGAGATCCTCGGGATCTGCTGTGGCTCCGCTGATGACGTACGACTCGCCGTCATATTCCTTGAGCCAGATTTCGCCGTCTGCGATCAGGTGAACTTTCGATGCGTCGTTAGCCATGACTTATCCCCTTACTGATGTGTTTTCTTTCGGATGTGCCGCGTGGCAACGCGCAGCGATTTGTGATGGACGCAGTCAGGCTGCGTGGATCTGGGTGAGCACGTTCACGTAGGCGTATTCGCCCGCGTCGTCGGCCATGCGAGTCGGACCCGACTCAATCTCCGCGACCAAGAACGGCTTCACCGCTTGGCCCGGAAGTGTGGTGATGAACGCCGCAACATCGGCGGCATTGTCGTGCGCAGCTGCAATATCCGGTTCGCCTGATTCGCGGACCGCGAACGAGCTCACGCCGATCCGGCAATACCGAGTCAGCGGTGTCGAGTGCTGTTGCAGGTCAGCGCGGATCACGACGCAGCCGAACGGTGCGGGCTGCTTCGGCTTCACGTTGCGGATCGTAAAGTCCGGGAACTCGGCGCGCAGCAAAGGGAGCAGGATTGCCTCTACGCGGTCCCACTGGACGGGGATGGCGGTCATGCGCGTGCCCTGCCGAGTGCAGCTGACGCGTCGTCAGGCTTGCCCCAGGCGCGCACCCGTAGGCGGCCCTGGTTCTTCGCATCCGACGAGCGCTGAACTTCGGTGTCAACGTCTTCGGATTCCATGGAACTGGCGACACCACTGAGGAGTCGATTCATCCCGGCGCCGTAGTGGATCTGGGACTTGACGTTCGGGCGGTTGAGTACGAAACGCACGCGCTTAGCCATCAGCCAGACACCACCTTCACGGCGAACTGATCGCCCTTGTGAACCCCTTGCACGGACTTCCATTCGCCGACGATCCCGTCGACCGGGCACTTCACCCCGCGAACCTCGACGACATCCGACGCGAGGATTCCCGTCGGCGCGTGGCAGCGAACGTAGATCGTGTAGCCCGTGATCAGAGCTTGTCGGCCAACCTCGACCGGCTCACCCGGATGCGACGGCGCGACGTTCGCGCGGAACCGCTTCCAGAAGGCCAGGTCGCCCTGGACCGGGTTGCCGTCGGAGTCCTCGACGACCGTGCCGCGATAGACCTTGATGATCTCGCTCATGCGGGCGGTGTTGGATCGATCGAGAACGCCTTCTGCCCCGGAACCCCGAGCAGCTTGCGTTCGTTCTTCGTGAGGTACAGATCACCGTTCGGATTCGAGAACGTGACGCCCTCAGAAAATGGCCCCGTGCCCTCTTGGTATTGCGTGATGCCTTCACGGTCGACGCCGCCAGTCAAGACGCGCTTCACCATTTGACAGGTGACCCGCTTCACGACAACCGGGTTTAGACCGGTCGCCTCTTCAGGATCGAAGTCTGCGATACGGGCATCGATGTCTCGGACGAGCTCGCGGATCTCCGCCGAGGCGTCCTCGAGCAGGACAGTTGCCCGATCCTGTTCGGCGGAGGTCAAGGGGCGCCAGCGCGCGGCCAACTCTTCATGTGTTGCGAATGCGGCCACGACTGGCACCCCTCTCCCTCAACTCGTCTTACGTGCGGACACCGTTGGTCAACTTGATGAACCGGTTGGTGTTGCGGACCCGGAACCCGACCTCGACCACCACCTTGACCGCGAACATGTCCCGCTGCCACAGGTTGAGGATGTTCGGGATGTCAACTGTCTCTTCGCCAACATCTAGCGTGGTGACACCATCGGTGATGGACGCCTGATCGGTGACCGTGATCTCGATGTCGTTGACCGCACCCCAGACGGCGCCGTCAGCGAAGTCGCCAACGAATCCGATACGCGCAGGTGACCCAGCCGCGTACACCCCACGAGACGATGCGACAGGTGCGCCGAAGATGTCGGTGACCTGAGCACCTCCGATGATGGAGTTGCCGAGCAGCGGGCGACCGTCTGCGTCGACCTGTCCACGGAGCAGGCTCCGGAACTGCGGCGACAGCACCCATCCACCAATTTCACCCTCGTTCCCGGTGATGGTGGCTTCAGCCTCAACCAGGCCCGCGTAGGTGCCCTTCTTGACGTCAGAGGCATGCGGGGCGCAGGCAACGGCTGTTGCGCCGCCGAGCACGTCGAAATTGCTGCCCGGGGCGCTCGACCCGAACACTGTCGAATCGAACTTCTTCGCCAGCGCGTTCGGCAGTCGGCGAAGTAGCTCCGGGTACAGGCCAGCCAGATCGCGCTTGAATTCGTTGCTGAACGGAACGATTACGCCGAGCTTGTACGGTGTGATCGTCTTGTTGTCCAGCGTTGGGCGCGACACCGAGATTTCGTCGGTCTCATCAACCCAGTCCGCTTCAGCATCACCGGTGATGATGGGAACCGAGATTCCCGGACCTGGCATCGTGGTTTCGCGGGTGAGCTGCATGACAGCTGACGCTCCTTGAACGCCAGCCCAAACCTCGCTGGAAACCTCTGGGGGTAGAAGGACACCACTGGTCCCTCTTGAAATGTCTTCAGGCATGAGCCTCTTCCTTTCGTGTTATTGGAGCGCGGAACCCACGGCCTCAGCGAACGCGTCGGCGGTGGTTTGTCCGGAAGTACCGGGATTGGTGCCTTCCGGTGGCACGTACGGGCCGATGGAGGCCGTCTTCTTCGTGCCTTCGGAGCTGATGTGTGATTTCAGGGTTTCGGCGTGCGCCTCGAGCTCTTCCTTGCTGCCACCTCGCAGCAAGTCGGCAGGAACACCGGTGGCCGTGGCGACTTCCTTGACATGAGCAGCGAGTGCTTGCCTTGCGGCGAGTTCGTCCCGCTCACGCTCGGCAGCCTCGGCACGTTCGAGCACCTTTTGAAGCTCCGTCTTGTTCGCCTCTTCAAGCTGATCGAACTTGCCCGCCTTGTCTTTCAGGGCGTCGTAGTCGCCGAACTTCGCACGCTCGCGCGAGATTCGTTCGGCAATCATTCGATCGAAGTCGGCTTGCGTCGCAGGTGCGACATACGCATCCGCTTTGCCGCCGTCTTGACCTTCGGCACCCTTGTCCTGTTGTTCACCCATCGTGTTACTCCATTTCCGTAGCCCGTCGGCATTGACCCGCATTCACCGCTGCGGTTGGCGTGCATGTGGAGCCCTATTCGGGCTGGGGTGCGACGTTCGCGTTCTCACGCATTTGGGCGACGATCTTCCGAAGATCCCCGCCCGCACTTTCGCGAGCCGTGAGGTACTCGTCGTAGTACGGCTCCGGGTCGTACGGCAGGTCACCGTCGAACGACGGAACGATCTGGCAGTCACACTTGGCGTGGAACTGGCCAAGCGACCCAGCGGTTTCGGCTGTGTAGTAAACGGCCCCGCGGCTCGACAGGAGCCTGCAAAAGGCGCACGTCTTGCCGTGCGGGACACGCGCGAACCTTGGCTTCGCAGGATCGCGCCGAACGTTCCCGATCAGCGTCTTGCGACCCCACTGCTGAATGAGGCGCTGGGATGCCGCGGTGGCTCGTTCGAGCGCCTTCGTCCGGTCACCTTCATCGACGGCGTTCGCGACCCATCCAGCGGACGGGCCCACATCTTCCATCGCGACAGCGGTCATCATCTCCGCACGGAACCGGGGCAGCGACCGGCCTTCCGCTGCGAGCTCGCGCAAACCGTCGTAATACTCGACGGCCTGTAGCGACGACATCTCACCGAAGTAATTGATCAGCGTCGTCAGGAGGTCAACGATCTCCTGACGCGCCTTTCGCGGATCCGAATCCAACCGAGACCAAGCCCGCTCAAGCGCTTCGTGCGCCTTCGCGACGATCGCCGCCTGGTTGCGCTTGTACTGCTCAGCTTGCCGCGGCGTCGCCATCGGCTACGACCTCACCAGACGCGGTTGCTCCTTGTGCTGGCGTAGGCGGCGACTGCAGCAGGGTCGCAAGCCGATCACCAGCTGCAGCACGATTCTTGGCCGCCATCAGCCGCGCAATCGTCGGCTGGTCGTAGCCGAGCTCCTCGAGCACAACCTCAGAATCAGCCATCCACGGAAGCGCGGAAACCTGCTTCACGATCGCATCCGACGCCGACACAATCGACGGCGTCGCAGGGTTCCCCCAATGGGCGCGAATCTTGGCGTACTGGGCTCGCTCGGCTGGAGTCGACGGGCGCAACATCAAGGCCGATCGAGCCATGCGCTGCCAGGACGGACCGAACGTGCGGATCGCGAACTTCGCGTCCATCACCAGTTCTTCCTTCGCGCGCATGATTGCTTCAGCGCTCGAGGGATTGTCGTGAACGATACCCAGCGAATCTAGCGGCAGGTTCGCTTCCCCGGCAAACATCGCCGCGATCGCACGCAGCTGCTCGAAGTGCGGTTGCATCGACTGCTGCGAGAACTGCCCCACAACGGGAACTTCGCCATCCTCATCGCGGCCAATCGCCAAGTAGCGACCAAGGAGGGACGTCCACGCCGGGACCGGGTTGCCGTCGCGGTCGACGAACGAATTCTCATCCGCGCCGAGCACGTAGCGTTGCGGAGCGGAGAAGAACTCCGCCGACACTTCCGAGCGAAGCAACGTGCGAACCGCAGAATCGGTCAGCGCCATCACGGCGCGCGAGATCCGTGAACGACCAAACGGGCGCGACAGCGACGGGTTGTAGACCAGGGCCTCGACCGGGATCCCAAGCTCGTGCGCGGACTGGCGAACATCCCACGACGAACCGGTGCGCTTGACGATGATTGCCAGATTCGGGACGTACAGCACGAACTCTTTCGGGATACCCGACTCGTCGAAGTCGAACACCAAAAGCGCGGCCTTCAAAGCGCGGCGGCGGCCATCCCAAAGTCCAGTCGCAGACTCCGCATCACGCATCGTGATCAGAACTTCAGGCTCACCGGCCTGAACGTCGCCAACTGTCACCGACGTGAACGCCACCGAGTGAGTCAGTGCCGACGTGTGCGCCTGCGGAGCCTCAATCTCGAACCGGTTCTCCTCGAGCAGTGCATCCAAACCAAGGTCCTCGGTTGATCCACCTGGGATCGTGAAGCCGTCAAGGATCATGCGACGCGATAGTGCGTCGACGCCCTTCGCGGGCCAGCCAACGACAGTCTCGACCTTGCGCAGACTCGGAGGGATGGAGATCCCCAAGTCACGGAGTTCGTTCTTGTGGTCGTAGTAGCGGCGACGAAGCCGGTTGCGCCGGGACCGCGCTGACAGCTGCGCGAGGCACTGGTCCAAGGTTTCCTGATGGCTGTGCCCGAGTTGTGGGATCCGTAGCGAGGTCACGCTCACGTCATCACCACCACTCTCGAAGTCTTAGCGCCGGAGCGCTTCTTGGTCACGCTCGCGCCGAAGCGAGCAAGGGTCACCGCGACAAGCGGTGAAATGTCTGTGTCCGGGTCGGCGCGGTCCCAACCCCAACCGCCAGCCGTCCCGATCTTTCGCTTCTTCGCGCCATCGATCGCGGCGTTCAACTGCTCCTGGTCGAAGTGCGTCAACCGGCCCTGCTTCACGCCATCAAGGAATGCCCCGCACGCTTTCGACATGTCGCCGGAGTTCGTGACGATTACCTTCACCTTGCGCTCACGCAACGGAGCCGCGAGCGACGCAGCTGGTGACATCGAATCGATGACAACCGGGATCCGCCGACCCGCACGCTTCGCCAGCCAGTCGACAACCGCCAGCGTGTCCGTGCGGTGGCCCGGATCCGCAAGTTCGACATGGAAGTCGTCACCATCGCGAACACACACACCAACCGACACGGTCCGCTCATGCGACATGTCCAAACCGAACGCCGTCGGGGCAGCCTCCGGAACATCCTCAGCATCAACCCCGCGCGCAGACCACGTCTCCGTCGGGATCACGCCCAGATTCGAATCTGACTCCCACATTCCCAGACGCTCGCGGGCGAACCCGGCATCTGAGAAGCGGCGACGCTCAGTCTTGATCGTCGCCAAGTTCAACCGAAACCCCAACGCCGGGTTCGTTGCCGCCCACAGCTGCTGGTCATCCAGCGCAGCGGCGTCCTCGGAATCGATCGACCACTCGAAGTACGCAATCCGACGATCCGTGCGCTTCACCGCGCTCAATCGAACCCGCGTCCACACCTCGCCGTTCATCAGCGGCGACGGCGGCGTGCCCGTGAAGATCGTGACCGGATCACCCGACGGCGCCGCTGAGATCGTCGGCGTCAACGCCTCAAGCGCTTCGTCTCCGAGCTCCTGGGCCTCATCACAGACGAGCACGTCGACCGTGAAGCCGCGACCGGAACCCTTCGACCGAGCAATGAACTCGACCGAGGCCCCGTTCGTCAAGAAGATGGCCTCTTGGCCGTTGGCTTTGCGGATCCCGCCGCGGGACTGATCGACCAGAGCTTCGAGCTCCGGGAACTTGGGGTTCTCGAAGAACGACACCAGCCGCATGAAGGCTTTGCGGGCCGTCTTGACTTCGTGGGCGGTGTGAAGAATCTTCAAGCCGAGCACGACCATCAGGTAAAGCTCGACGACCTCGAGGCAGCCGTTCTTGCCGTTCTGGCGCGGAACCGCAAGACCCCACGTCGACGAGGCCCACTTGCCGTCAGCGCGGCGCTGCATCCAGCCGCACACCGCCGTTGCTTGCCACGGGTCCGGAATCAGCCCGTAGGACGAAGCCAGGAAGCAGGCGTCGTCGCCTTCAGACCACTTAGCGCGCGGGATTCGCGCGATTCGAGGAACTTGACTTCCTCGCAGCCCTGCGCTTCGCGACTTCATCGATCGGATTCACCTTCGCCTCAACAGGTTTCGCGGGATCGAGCTCGTCGATCTGGGCAAGGACATCCATGAGCCGATTGCTCAGCGCCGCGACATCGCGTGCGGATTCGCATTCGTCGATGTCGACCGCCAGGCGGTCACGCAGAGCCTTCAGCGACGCCAGGCGATCGCCATTCGGGACGACCGCGCCGAGGTTCTTCGTCACGGTGATCACCTCAAATGTGGAATCCGAAGGTCGGAGGGATATCGGCCCTTTCACCGGAGGAGGGCCTCAGGGTCGGCGGGAGGGGGTCACCCCCTGTCACCACCCTTTGCTACGCAGAGTCATTGACTCCGTGGTTACCACTGCCTCGACGTGATGAGTTTCGTCGGTGGTTTTGGTTGCTTCTTGGTGCCGTCGCCTCGTCTGATGTTGCAGCGCCTGTGGGCGAGTCGGCAGTTGTCTCGTTTGATTGGTGACCCGCCCCGGGTCACGGGTATGACTTCGTCGACGGTCTTGGCCCACGGATTCGGCTTACCGTCTGGTCCGAGGTAGGGCAAGGTCTTGTCGACGGGTTGTCCGCAGATCCAGCACAGGTGTTCTTCGGCGTACACGCGGGCGCTGACTTGGCGTCGTCGGTGGCCGTTGTGTTTGCGTGGGTTGGGCTTGGTCATCGTCGCCCCTTGCATGACAGAAGCCCGCCGCCTGATCGCTCAGGTCACGGGCTTTGGTGACGCTAGGTCTAGCGGACTGATGCGCCCACCGGGTCGTCGGCTGGTGCGAGTATTGCTGCACACCTTGGGCACGCATCTGGATCTTCGGAGTCGAACAGTGTCGGCAGGACAACCTGAACGTGCTTGCCGCACATTGAGAGTTGCCCTTGGTAGCGCGTGTAGGTGATGCCGTTGATGACGCGGTCACGCATCCGGTCCGAACGTGTGTCTCGGTCCAGTGCGTGGACGGTGCCGGGTTCGTCGGGCAGCTTTGGGTCGGTGACGCGAACACCGTTTTCGATGTGGTTGGTGTATGCGTGCTTCTCAATCGCTGCTGCTGGCCTCAACTGGTCCCCTCACAGGTCAAGTGACTGTACGCGAAGCTAGCGCTCACGAGCATGATCGTCAAGCTCTTCGCTGCTTGCGAGCGTCGCGTGTCGCGATTGCTTCACGTACTGACGCGACGTCGTAGCGTCCGCGCTCCCGGATAGTGGGGTTGTTCGGGTCTCTCGCCCAACGTCGAAGCGTCTGCTCGGGAATGTTGAGCAGAAGGTCGATCTCGTCGGCGGGTAGCCAAACGGTTGTGGCGCTGTCTGATTCGGCGACGAGCAGTAGTCGTTGAACGTCCCAGTGCGTGAGGCACCTGGGGCACTCGACGACGCTGTGGAGGTCTTCCCCGGTGACGCGCAGCGGGAGGCCACAACGAGTCGTGTCGCCATCGTCATCGCGATCGGTTGGGCATGGGATGACCCAGGCTTGGCGTGGTGCTGTCCGTGACGCGGATGTTGCTTGCCCGCTGAGGGTGGCAATTGCGGTGGCGAATTCGTCGATCCCATCGAATCGTTTGCAGGCCTCGTGTAGTCCGATGAGGAGTTCGTCGACGACGGCGGTGAGCGTGACTCCTGTGAGGTCGGCGCGCTCAGGGGTGCCTTTCCCGTAGCGGCGCAGGGTTGCGTGAAGTGCTGAGTATTCGGGGTTCGGTGGTGCCTGGTGTCCGCGTTCGTCGGGTTGGGTGGAGTTGATGCCGTCACGCCAGTGGTAGTTGATGTCGCACACGTATTCGAGTTGTGACGGTTTCGTGATTCCGTCTTCGCGCCATTGGCGGGCCCATTGGCCGAGCTCGTTGATGTATCCGGCGCCGTGGCGTAGGTCGAGGGCTCCGATACGTAGGCCGATGGATTGTTCGGTGCCTCCGGCGTGACCACCGCCACCGGGGACGAGTTCGTTCTCGGCTTGTTTGTACGCGATGGGGATGTCTCTCAGGTGTTGGTGGATGCGGTCGTGGCAGCTGGTGCATGTGAGTCCAATGTGTGGTTTGCGGCGTTTGCAAATCACGCATGTCGTTGGGGTAGTCGTTTCGCTTGCGTTCACTTGGTTCCCCTGCCGATAGTTTGGGCATGACAAATTTGATCAAGAAAATTCGAGATGACCTCTCTGAAAACGTCACCAACAATCGGCGCGGGAGTAAGTGGTGGGTTATCAGCCTCGTAGTGATCTTCGAGGCAATCGCCTTGGCGCTTGCAGCGGTCGTTGCCCAACACATGCATTGGAATCCGTTCTTGGTGTTCGGGGTGCTGAGTGCACTTGTCGGATTGGGGCTCCAGGTTCGAGAAGCGCTTAGGAATGATCGGGCGTCCGTCATGCTGGGTCTCGTTTTTTCCGAAGCCGCCTTCATCTTGTTGATAGCCGAATCCATCTTGTATCCGTAGACCTGAGCTAGAAGGGCGGGTCATCGGGCTGGTCCTTTCGTGGGTTCGGGTTCGGGGGCTTGGTCCAGGTCGCGGGCACTGGGTCGTTGCAGCGGTGTTCGGGCAGGATCGGGAATCGGCTTGGTTTCCCGTGCTCCGTGTCGCGTCGTCGCCAGAGCTCGTGGACGGCAAGTTCGAACGTCGCTCGTTGGAGCAGGACCGTTGTCGCGGTTTCCCCTGCTGGGGTCAGCTGGCGAATGTCGGCGTTCGCGGTGAACGCGCACCGGTCGTCGTCGAGGCCTGCAAGCACGGGTGACCCGCACGGGCAGATCGTGAGTTTGGCTTTGCGGGCGTTGGCGACGATTCGGGCGTGAAGCCAGCCGGGGCGTCGGGCCTTCATCGACCGTCACCGCTGGGTTCTTCGTGGCCTTCGGGTTCGCAGCCGTAGTGGTATCCGCGTTCGGCGAGGACCGGGTCGAGGTTGATGTCACAACCGCCGCACTTTTGCTTCTTGCGGCCGCGGGTCGAGGTGGACGGCTTGGATGGCGTTTGCGGCAGGGTCGAGGTGGGTTCTTCATCCCCATTTTCTGCGCCGACTGACCTCGACCCGTCCGGGGAGCCCCTTAAGGGGCTCTCCCCGTCAGCGGGGTCGAAGTCGTCCTGTCCCGTTTCTGACCTCGACCGGGTCGAGGTGGGGTCGAGGTGGGTCGAGGTCGTTTCGACTGGTTCTGACTTCGACCGGGTCGAGGTGGGGTCGAGGTGGGTCGAGGTCGTTTGACCTTCGCCAACCACGTCATTGATCTCCCGATATTCGGCAAGGACTTGATGCATCACCGCTCCACGCGGGCCCTTGTGACGGGCAACGAAACCCTCGTCGACGAGGGCCTGGAGCGCCTGGTCAACGTGGGCGACCTTGCCTCCCATCTCTTTGCGCAAGGCATTCCCGGACGTCGCGCCGCTGGCCTCGAGGTGCTTGGAGATTCGTTCCATCAGGCCTGTTGGACGCCACGAGTCACGGGCGCTGTGGGCCACGCTCGCGCCCTCATCAGGAGTCATGACCTGGGTGGTCGTCACGCCATCAACCGTGGAATCGATACGGATAGTTGCCGCGTGCTGGGTGCGGTCCGCACGTCGTTCACCGCTGTTCGCCCGGATCGTCCCGGGCCTATCCTTGGCGACCCGTAGTTCGATGTGTCCGACCTTGCCCGGTGCGATCACGTCGATGGGTTCGGCGATGTATGCGGCCCCGTTGACGGCCGCCAGTTTTGCTTGCGCCCCGATCGCGAACCTGCCCCGATCGTCCTTGGACTTGGCGACGTGGTCGACGAGGATCACAGCCGCACCGGTGCGTTCAGCGACGAGCCGCGGGAACGCACGAAACCATGCAGTGACCTCATCGTTGGATTCCGTCTTCGCACCGAACATGACGAGGGACTCGGTGACCCCGTCGATGATGACGAGGTCTTGGGGCCCGTTGAGCAGGTCCACCCACGCGGTGTCTTCCAAGCTTGGTCGGGCTTCGGGGGCGATGTAGCGCAGCTGCGCGCCCAGCTGGTCGGGGGCAACGCCGAGGGCGAGGAACCGCATCGCGAGCTCGCCGGGTGAGGACTCGAAGTCGATGAGGGTTGCGCGGCCGCCGTCTTTGATGACGTTGGCGATCGCGATCTGCGTGATCCAGGACTTCCCGGATTCTGATTCTCCGTAGATGGAGTGGACGAGGCCGCCGTAGAACATGCCTTGCCCGTCGGTGCGGTACAACCCGCCCGCGGCTGGTGGGCGCCACGTGCCGTCCAGGTATGGGGTCAGGTTGACCGGGGTCCACGACGACGGGCCCGCGGGCTCCTGTTCCTCGGGAGGCCGCTCCTGATGGTTCTGTTCGCTGATGTCGACGACGCCTGTGACCTGCCCGGGCAGGTGTGACTCAGGGATGATTCCCGCCAGCTGAGCGGTGACCGACGACTGACCCAGGGCAACGGCCCCGCAGCATCCTTTGTCGGCTTCAGGGGTGGGTGCGTTCCGGATCTTCTGGATTGCGGTTGTCAGCATCGATTCCCATTCACGCTGCGCCTCCGCGCCTCGCCCGGTTCGGTCAGGGGTGATCGCTGCACGGAAGTCCGCACCGAACTGTTCGAGGGCGTCGATACCGCCGCTGTGGCCTTGCTCGTCGAGGCGGGCAAGCACCAGCACATGTTTCGTGGCAGCGTCGTGACGTCCACCGCCACCGGCCAGATCCTTGAGCGCTCGGTCCAGGGCGTTGCTCATCGCTGGACACAGGTCCCTGGACCTGGTGCGTGGGCTTGGCACGCTCGAGGTGGCAGTGGTGGGGCGCTGCTCTTTCTGGAGCGCCTGGCACCAGGTGTCGGGGAGTTCGGGGAGTTCGTCGACGTGCGGCAGTCCGACACGGGTCACACCGGATGCTTCATCGATCGCCCGGTAGGTGGCACCGGTGTCCGGGTGGATGCTCGGTGGGGCGACGACATATCGGTGCCCGAACCGGATCACGTCGACGCATGCCCAGCCCCCACGGAACTGTGACTCGTCAACACCGTCAGGTAGCCGATAAAGGCGGATCCCTGAGTAGTCGTCGTCACGGCTCGTGATCTTCGTAGTGGCAGGCAGCGGGCCAAGGTCAGCGATGAGGCCGAGGAAGGTGACGGCGCCCACCTTGTTGCCGTACGCGTCAACGTCGATACCGACGACGTTGCGGGGAAGCCGAATCGCGATGTTGCCGGCCGCGTTCGTGCGAACCCAGTCAATGATGTTGTCCAGCGTCGGGGTGGCACCGTCGCGGCCGGTCCAGCCGCGCAACTCCATGCGCTTGGCTTGCTCAGGCAGCGGGATCGGCGCCCACCCTTGGTTCCACAGGGCGATGGCGCCTGCTGCGTATGGCCTAGCAACGTTGACGGCGATGTCCACAGTTGGTTGAGTCCTCTGCTCGCAAAGAAGGGGGTGGGGGGGCAACGCCCAACGGCTCTCGTCGGGTAGAGCCGTTGGGCGTTGTGGTCGTGAGGTGTTACTGCGCGAGCTTGGCCAGGGCCTGCTGAATCTCCTGCTCGGAAATCCCAAGGCTGCGCAGGTCATTGGCCTTCGCTTCGTACTCCGGCGAACCGGGCACGAACGTCGAAACCTGTTGGACTGGTGCCTGCTGCACGGGTGCAGGTGGCTGCTGCGCGTACTGCTGGACCGGTTGCGCAGGTGGTTGCTGCATGTACTGCTGTTGTGCAGGCTGGGCCGGTGGTTGCTGGGTGTATTGCTGAACCGGTGGCTGACCACCGGAGAGCACCTGTTCGACGCCAGCTGCCTGCGGCGGGACGTACTGGACCGTGTACAGCTTCGGCGGGTAGCCCTTCTTCCCTGCCGTGCGCTCCCCATCACCGGTGTAGGTAACGGTCAGACGTCCGCCAACCTCGATGGACTTGACCTTCGCGTCACGCAGAGCCTTCTGCAAACCCTTGAGCATGTTCGACTTCACGTACGCCCGACGCTTGCCATCATCATCAGGATCGTCGCGGTCCTGGGTGTCCAGGTCGATGACGATCTGCATCATCGCTGACCCGTCGGCAAAGAACTTCGGGCTGTTGTCGTCGAAGTCGGTTTGCTGCTGGGCCTCAAAGTGGGTGATCACACCGGTGCGTGAATCGCCGTAGTTCTCGAACTTCCATGCCGCTGAACCACCGGACAACAATTCCTCAACTGATTTCATCGCGCGCTCCTTAGCTAGCTTTCTTCTTGGGGGATGGATTCGCCGGACCCGATAGGAGGGCCTGGACATCTGTGACGTCCACAACGCCAGGGCACGCAGTGGTGGCGTCCTGGCTCGTGGGACGGAAGAACGGGCAGTAGTTGCAGTCCTTCGGGTCGTCAGTGATGGGGAGTCGTGGGAGCGCGTCAACGCCGAGAACGTCGATCGCGGTCTGAATCGACATGACGCGATCCATTGCGGCCCCGGCGATGGCTTCGTTGAACGGCTCCACGTGGAACACGGCCTTGTCGAGCTTGATCTCGTTGCGTGGAAGGAACGCGATCACGCACGCCTTCGGCTCGAAGCCCTGCTCCCGGATGCCCATCGCGTACGTCTGGATCTGCACCGCGTACTCCGCCTTGATCCGACCGCGCCGCGCCTCGTCCAGCGTCGTCTTGCCAACGATCTTCCAGTCGATGACGGAATCGGTGTCGGTGTCGTAGCAGTCCAGGCGGCCCCGCAAACGCATTGGGCGCATCTGCGGGAGCTCGACGTAACGCTCGATGATGAACCGGTCACGGCCAAGCCGGGCGTTCTCCGCATGCAACGCCGATTCCACGAACGTGTGCACAGCGGTGCCGATCGTCGGCAACCAGCCGGACGTGTCCCGGACCGGTTCAACCCCTGCCAGCTTGTAGCCCAGGCGCCTCGAGCAGGTTGCGCCGATTTCGCTGGGTCCGATGCGTTTCTGTTGGCTGCGCGGGTGCGCGTCAATACGACGCTGAATCACCTCGAGCATTTGCTCTTTGATCCCGGTCACGACTATTCACCGACCAGGACGAAGCGGCGTGACGGTGCCGATTCTTTGACGAACTTCGCGTGGATCTCCGGGAACTGCTTCTTGAACGCTGTCGCGTCGAACCGCTTCGCCGGTGCCGTGTACCGGTACGTCGCGACGACTTCACCGTTGACCGTGGCGTCCTCAGCGTTCAAGTCAGCGATGGCCTCCTTGACGCGGTCCGCGAGTGGGCCTTCGATCGCTTTGAGTTCCGCCATGCGCGCCCGAACTTGCACGAGGGCTTCAAGGTCGGCGGCAACATCGTCGGGCAGTTCAGCGGCTGCATGTTCGGTACTCATCTATCTGACTCCTTGGATTGGCAACGTGAGTTCGGTTCCGTGTTCGGGGGTGATCCCCTCGGGGCGTTTGCGTGGTGCCCGGGTCTTGTGTGCGGTGCTGGTTTTCGCGAGGGCTTGGCGCACCGCGTAGGGGCTGGTCACGGTGCAGTGATCTGCGGGGACTTCACCGATGAAGCCGTCGCGCAGCTGCACACGCATCCAGCCTTTGTTGCTGTTGAGCACGACGCCGACTTCTTTGACGTAGAACCGTGGATGCCCTTTGTGGCTGGCTTTGATTCGGACGACGCGGGCGCCGTCGGGTGGCCAGATGTCGCGGGCCATCAGTAGCCCGCTTCCTTGAGTAGGGCGAGCCAGGTCGCGGGTCGCATCACGATGTATCCGTCTTCGGCGTGTGCCTTGCCAACGGACTTGGCCCACACGGCACCGGTGGCCGCGCCGTCGTTGACCATTTCGACGTCGAGCTCGCGCAACCAACCGGGAATGTTCGCCTTGGCGGTGGCTTTGGCTTCGATGACGACGCCGATG